GGGTGGGGGATGAGCGGTGGAGGTGGAACTAGGCCATGAGAGTCCGAGGCGCGCGAGGCGACTGCTACTCGTCGGATTGGTCCTGGCGTCCCGAGGGCGCCGCGGTGACGGACGCGGAGCGGCTCTTCCCGCCGGAGCCACCCATCCCGTTCACGCAGATCCAGGGCAAGAGCGCGGACATGCTGCGCGAGGTCGGTTTCGACTGGCTCGCGACGATGCGGCTCGGCCCCGGCTGCGGGCGCTACAAGTTCGATGCGATCCGCCGCGGCCATGGCGTGTACGCCGTCACGTTCCGTGGCGCCGGCGCCATCAAGATCGGCTTCTCCTCGGACTTCGCAGGCCGTTTCAAGCAGCTTGCTACTGGATCGCCGCTGCCCCTCGTCGCGCTGGCGTTCATCGCCGGCGACGAGCCCGCCGAGAAGAGCTTTCACAGGAAGCTTGAGGCGTACCGGCAACACCGAGAGTGGTTCACCGATTGCCGCGAAGTGCGCGCCTTCCTCGTGCGCGAGGCGAAGCGGCGGGGCGGCGTGTGGAACGTGTCGGAGGGACCGTGATCGACCGCTACGGTGCATGGTGCGACGGCGACGGCTTCGCGCTCGCGTGGGAAGGCCGCGCAGGCGGACTCGACGCCTGGATCGAGCAGGCCGACGGCGAGCTCGAACGCGAGGCCGAACGTGTGACCGCACGCGTCGTCGCGCTCGACGGGTGCGTTCGCGCCCTGCGCGCGATGGCCCGCCGCACCAAGTCGCTCCCGTGGGCGTCCGTGCTCGTGTCGCTCGGGTTCGTCGCGTGGGTGACGGCGCGCCGGGTCGCCGGTGTCGAGGTGGACGAGGACGACGTCGCCGCCGCGTTCCGCGGACCGTCCACGGCGCCGTTCGCGGGGCCGCGCAGCGTGCTTGCCGCCGTGCGTTCGCGGGCCGTCATCGGCGCCGGACCCATCGCGTACCAGCTTGCCGAGGACACGGACCTAGCGCGAGGGGAGCGCGCTCGTGGCCGCGTCGGCTTCGACTTCATGCACTCGTCCCCTACGCGCTCGGGCGTCGCGCAGCCCAAGGCGCTCGGTGCCGTCGAGCGGCGCGTGGATGCCGCGTGGGCGCTCCGCGCGTCGGGGCTGTCCGAGGACGACCTCGCGCTCTTGCAGGCGGTCGACGTCGGCGAGGACCGCGGCCGGGCCCGTAAGACCAAGAGCGGCGTGGAACCGGCGATCCAGTGTGCCGACGTGGGCGACGTGGCCGCCCGGCTCGGACTGAGCGAGTCCGTCGTGCGCGGTCGCGTGAAGCGCGCCCGCCGTCTGCTAGGGTTCGCACTCGAGGAGCGCAGCGCCCGGTGCGACGACCCGCTCGTGAGGCCGCGCCGCCGACCGCGCGCTCGATCGCGCGAGGAAGTGCGCGAGGCGGTCGAGGAGATCGCGGGCGTTCCGCTTCCGGAGGTGCCGTGAGCGAGCCCGACGACAAGCGCCTCCACGGCTGGAAGGAGATCGCCGCCGCGCTCGGCGTGAGCGTGCGCGCCGCGCAGATGCGCCTCGACTGGCCCGACCCGCTGCCGGTGCGCTGGGGGCACCGCGGGCCGTGGCAGTACCGCAGCGCGATCCGCGACTGGATCCACCGCCAGGACATGGACTACCGCGTGGCGCGCCAGATCGGACGCGTCCGCGGTGCGCGCGACTGCGCCCCGTTGCGCGATGTTGCGCGCTCTGACGCGGAAGCCGCGGAATCGTAGCGAAAGAATCTGCGCGCATTGCGCATCGGTGCGCGAGCGTGCGCGCCAGAAACGACGTAGATTGCAGTCACGATCGCGCACGCGTACCGCAAGGGCTCCGCGCGGTCGCACGCCGCTACGCACGAGCCCCACGGGGAGTCGCGAGCAGCAACGGGGCGCCGGTCGCCCCGCACTCTTCGGCGCCTCGCACCGTCCCCCTCCGGTGCGGGGCGTTGATCTTTCACCAGGGCGCGCGGCGCCATCCGGGCTCCCTCCGCTCGCGCGTCCGACTCTATGCCGCCTGCACGCACGGACCAAGCTCGCGCGCTGGCGCGGGATCTGCGGGAGTGCATCGAACGGCGCCGACAGCAGACCTCGGAAGGGCTGCTCGACTTCATCCCGCGTATCTCTCGTCGGTTCGAGGCTCCGCGGCACCTCACGCCCATCGCGCGGCTGTTCGAGCGCGCCGTCGCCGGCGAGCCGGTCCGCGCGCTCGTGAGCGTGCCGCCGCGGCACGGCAAGACCGAGACGATCCTCCACGGCATCGCGTGGGGGCTGCGGCGGCACCCGGAGGCGACGTTCGCGTACGCGAGCTACGCCGCCGACATCGCACGCAGCAAGAGCCGGCAGGCTCGGGACTACGCCCGCGAGGCCGGTGTCGCGCTCCGCGACGACGCGGGCGCGCTGCATGAGTGGCGAACGCCCCAAGGTGGTGGCGTCCTGGCAACCGGCATCGGCGGCCCGCTGACCGGCCACGGCGCGCGCGTGCTCGTCGTCGACGACCCGCACAAGAACCGCGAGGAGGCCGACTCGCGCACCATCCGCGACAACGTCGAGGGGTGGTTCACGAGCACGGCGATGACCCGCCTAGAACCGCAAGGCTCGGCCATCATCGTCCACACCCGCTGGCACGAAGACGACCTCATCGGCCGCCTCGTACGGCAGTCGAACCGCTACCACGCGACCCACGGCGCCGACGGCGAGGCGTGGGAGTACGTCAACCTGCAAGCCATCGACGAAGTGACCGGCGCGGCCTTGTGGCCGGAGCGCTGGCCCGCGGAGGTACTCGACAGGCGTCGCCGTTCGGTCGGCGAGTACGACTGGTCGGCGCTCTACCAGGGCCGCCCGCGGCCTCGCGGCGGCGCGGTGTTCCGCGACGTGTCGTGGTTCGACGCGCCGCCGAGCAACGGCTACCGCATCGCGATCGGCGTGGACTTCGCCTACACGGCCAAGACCTACGCGGACTACTCCTGCGCGGTCGTCCTGGCGCAGACGGACAAGGCCTCGTTCATCCTCGAGGTCGTGCGACAGCAGTGCGAAGCGCCGGCGTTCGCTGGCACGCTCGCGCGGCTCCGCGAACGCTACCCCGGCGCGAAGATCGCCGGCTACCTCGCCGGGACCGAGAACGGCGTCGTGGACTTCTTCGCGCGCGAGGGCGTGAAGGTCGAGAAGCTCCCCATCGGCGGCGCGGACAAGTTCACGCGCGCGCAGGCTGTTGCGGCAGCGTGGAACCGCGGCGACGTCCGCGTGCGGTCGGGCGCCTCGTGGGCGCAGACGTTCGTGGACGAGGTCTGCGAGTTCACCGGGGTCAACGACCCGCACGATGACCAAGTCGATGCGCTCGCGGGCGCGTTCGACGCGCTCAACAAGCTTCGCACGCGCCAACGCGAGTACGGCGACGGCGATTACTCCTACTCCTGAGGCGCGCATGATGAAGGTCAAAGGCGCCGAGGAGGCCGCGAAGGTCGCCGCAAAGTACCTCTCGCCGCGCTACTGGCGCCTCGACGCACTCGAACGCTACGTCGCCGGCACGCAGTACGATGGTCGCGCGGATTGGTTCGCGGGTGTCGACAAGCCGCTCTTGGAACGCGCGCCGTGCGTCAACTACCCGATCGCCGCCATTGCGATCGAGAGCAACGTCGACCTCTGCCTTGGCGAGGGTCGGTATCCGACGCTCACGACGTACGCGAGCGAGGACGACGAGGACCACGATCCTGAGTTCGGCCTCGACGAGGACGACTCGGAGACCTTCGACAAGTTCCTGCACCGGCTGCAAGACCAGGCGTCGCTGCGCACGGTGGCGCGTGAGGCACTCGAGGCCGCGCAGGCGACCGGCACAGCGGTTACCGTCTGCTCGGTGCAGCGTGGGCGCGTCGTCGCTCAGCTCGTGCGCGCCAAGTGGTGCTCGCCGACCTTCGACCACGCACACCCCGACGTGGTCGCGAAGCTCGAGGTCCGCTACCCGTACACCGAGACGTTCCGCACGCCCGACGGATGGGCGCAGCGGTGCATGCTCTACCGACGCGTCATCGACGCCGAGCGCGACGTGGTCTACCAGCCCGCGCCCGCGCGTGACGATGGCGCCGAGCCGGTGTGGACCGAGGATCCGGTCAAGTCGACCACGCACGGCCTCGGCTTCTGCCCGGTCGTCTGGTACCGGCATCTGCCGCCGTGCTCCACCGTCGGCGAGATCGACGGCCGCGCGATCCATGACGGACTGCTCAGCCTCATCGACGGCCTCAACTTCGGCCTCTCGCAGCGGCACCGCGCCGCGCTCTACGCGACCGACCCGCAGTTCGTCGAGATCGGCGTCGACGTGGACGCGAACCCCGCCCCCACGGGGCAGACCCCGCGGGTCATCGTCAAGGACGACCGCGGCGGCGTGTTTGGCCTGGAGGGCGGAGGCCCCGCGCGCCGCAAGGGCCCCGGCATCGTCTGGCGGTACGAGAACCCGGCCGCGAAGGTCGAGATGCTCACGCTGCCGGGCGACGCGCTCAAGGCGACGGACGACAACTGCAAGGACCTCCGCGACAAGCTCTGCGAATCGCTGGGCGTCGTGCTGAGTGACCCCAACAGCATGCGCCACGCGGCTGCGCTGTCGGGCAAGGCGCTCGCCATCCTGCACGCTCGGCAGACGGCGCGCGTCGACAAGATTCGCGACGACTTCGGTGAGCACTGGCTGCTCGCGGTCGTCGACATGCTCCTACGCATCGTCCACCGCGTGCGTTCCGGCATCTACCTCGGCGGCCTCGCCGACGTGCTGCCGATCCTCGATCGCTTCGAGCGCGAGGTCGCCCACGAAGACGGCACGCGCGCCGAGTGGATGCCCCCACGCATTGAGCTCCTCTGGGGCGACTACTTCCCGAGCACGTCCGAAGAGGACGCCGCGTCGGTGAAGCTCGCCGTAGACGCCCGCGATGCGGGGCTCATCACGAGCGCGATGGCGCTCGAACGGCTGCGCACCGTCTTCAAGTTCGGCAGCGCCGCCGAGGTGCTCGAGGCCGTCCAGCGCGAGAAGGCCGAAGCGACGGGCCGGATGCACGTCGAGTCGACCATCCCGCCGCCGAACGGCGAGCAGGATCCCGCCGACTCGTCCTACCCGCCGCCGCCGATCCCCAAGGCGCCGCGCGTCCCGACGATCGATGGCTGACGTCGAGATCCCGCGCGCCTGGCGCAGGAAGCACCGCGACGCGCTGCGCGCGATGCTCGGCGCAGAGGACAAGACGCTTGCCGCCATGACCGCCGCCGTCAACGCCGCGGTCGCGCGCCACGCTCACGAAGTCGGCAGCCCAGACGCGACCCGCCGCGCTGCCATCGCCGCGGCCGACGACATCGAACGGAGCCTCGCCGCCGTCATCGAGCGCGCGCGGTTCCAGGCGCGCCGCGCCGCGCACGTCACGCTCGCTGCCGAGGTCGAGCTCGCACGGTCGCAAGCCCGCGCCGAAGGTCTCGATGCGCTCGACGCGCTCACGGTCCCCGCGGTCGCTGACGACCCGAACGACGGTCACCGTGCACGCGACGCGGCTCGCTCCTACGCGCGCGACTGGCTGGCCGCCGCGATGGTCGGCGTCGCGACCGACACGCCGAAGCCGCTCAAGGCGGCGACCACGCATCAGGCGTCCCGCGTGGCACTCACCGCGGCGACCGAGACCTCCGAAGCCTTCTCGCGCGAACGCATGACCGCGACGGCGCGCCTCGCCGACGTCAACCGCGGCGTGCCCATCCTCTTCAACGTCTGGGACGCGACGCTCGATAAGCGCACGTGCTCGCGCTGCGAGCGCCTCTCGGGGCGCATCGCCGCGTGGGGCTTCTCGTTCCTCGACGGCGCCGTTCCTGGCGCGGTCCACCCGCGTTGTCGCTGCGCCGCGCTCACCATCTTCCTGCCCGTCTACTGGCGGCAGGAGGCCGAAAGGGCCGCATGACCGACGCCGTCCGCTGCCACCGCTGCGACGCCGACGTGCGGCCGCTGCAGACCATCGAGCCCGGCGCCGGCATGGTCGACGTCTGCCCGCATTGCAGCGTGCGGCTGGCGGCGCCTGCTCCGATGGTTGCGCCGGCGCTCGCGCTCGTCGAAGTGACGCCCGCTGCGCCGAAGCGTCGGGCCGTGCGCAAGGCCGCCGAGCCGACCACGCCGGCCCCGAAGCGCGGCATCGTCGACACGCTCCGCAAGCGCCTCGCCAAGCTCGACGCCCGCATCGCGAAGGCCCGCGCTGACGAGGCCGAAGCCGCGCAGATCCGCCGCATGCTCGCCGCTGCGACGGCGCTGGAGAACTGACCCGTGAAGCTCTGCACCATCTGTCGCGCGACCGTCACCGACGCCGTGCCCTCGTGCCCCGCGTGCGGCGAGGCGTCCTGGCAGCCCGTCGCGGCGCCCGAGCCCGTCCCGCCGACGCTGCGCCCGCCGCCGCAGCCGGCCCCCGTCTACCCCCGCAAGCGCGGGCGCTGAGAGGACCACATGACTGCACGACTCGTCACCATCACGCCCGCTCCGACGCCGCCGCGCTACCCGAAGGACTGGGACTCGCAGGGCCTCATCGCGTCGGCCGTCGTCTCCACGGCGCCCGCGCACGTCCTCGAGATCCGGGGCGTCAACACGAGCGCGTCGACGCGGTACGTGCAGATGTTCAACGCGACGTCGGTCCCGGCCGATGCCGCGGTTCCCTACACCACGCCGATCCCGGTCGCGCCGGGCGGGACGTTCTCGCTCACGTTCCCGGCTGGCCTGCTCTTCTCGACGGGCGTCTGCGTCGCGACGTCGAGCACCGCCGCCACCAAGGCCGTCGGCGCGGCCGAGCTGTGGTGCTCGGTCACCTACAAGTGAGGGGCTAAGCCATGCTGATCTGTCGACTCTCGCAGCCGCCGGCCTCGGCGGTGCAGGACGCGCACGACCACGGTGCGGCGACGGGTTCAGCGGGCCCGTACGTCCACGAGACCTTCATCAAACCCGAGGCTCCCGCGACGTCCAAGGGGACCATCGCGAGCAACTCCGCGAGCGAGTCTCCGACGGGCCAGCCGTCGCACGCCTTCTCTCTCGACGTCGTGTTTGACGCCGGATGGGACGGCGGCGACGTCACCATCACGGGAACGGGCGCCAGCGGTGGCCCGCTCGTCGAGACGTTCACCGGCGGTGACGGCGTCACGCGCACCGGCGCGAAGGCGTTCGCCACGATCATCAGCATCGCGAACAGCCTCGACAGCGGCGCGGGCGTCAAGGTGGCCACCGTGCAGACGGGCTCGCTCTTCGGCGTGGCCAACACGGGCGTCGGCTTCGTCAAGCTCATCGTCGACGGCGTGCCCGAGTCGACCGCTTCGACCAACTCGACGAATGGCACCTTCGCGCCGACGACGTCGCCGAACGGGGCCAAGGCGTTCGAGATCATCTACTCGACCGGACACGCGCACTCGATCGCCGCCGCGACGCCCACGATCACCGTGTCCTGATTCCTCCGCGCGTCGTGCGCGCGAAGTCACCAACCGAGTAGCGCCCGCGTCTGGGCGCGCCGCACACGTGCGCTCGCCGCACGAGGAGACCTCCAATGGCCGTCGTTTCCGGAACCATCAAGAACGTCTGGGGGCACAGCGCCGTCATCGGACCCGCCACCGACTCGTCGGGGAACCCCGTCCTGTCGTGCTTCATCTCGGCCACGTTCACCGGCACCTACGCCGCGGAGAACGCGCAGATCCTCGCCGTGCCGACGGCGATCCAGAACAGCCGCCGCGACGGCAAGACCGTGACGATCCTCGACGCGTGCTGCGCGTCGCCGGCCGTCTCGGGAACCGCGATGGGCGCCGACACGGTCGCCGTCTCGACGGCCGACCTGACGATGAACCTCACCAAGACCACGCTGCTCGCCGAGCACGACGGGGCGGCGGTCATCAACGAGACCCCGCTCGCGTTCTTCGTCCTCTACAAGCTCTCGTGACCGAAGCGGCCTAGTCCGCGCTCCTCACCTACGCCCACGCGAGCGGCAATCGCGGCAAGAGGAACATGGCAGACCCCGCAGAAGCGGCGCCGCAGACGGCGACCGCGACGGACACGACCGCCCAGAGCACGACGCCCGCGCCGGCCCCGTCCGCGCAGGAGAGCGACCCCAACCCCGCGTGGCTCAAGGCGCGTCTCGACCGCGAGCGCGAGAAGGCACAGAAAGAGCTTCTGCGCGACCTCGGCGTCGACGACCCGAAGGCTGCCAAGGACGCGCTCACCGCGTACAAGGCGGCGCAGGACGCCGCCAAGACCGAAGCGCAGCGGCTCGCCGACGAGGTGGCCAGTCTCAAGCCGAAGGCCGAGCGGCTCTCGACGCTCGAGGGCGTCGTCAACGCTCGCGCCGAGGCCGAGCTCGCCTCGCTCACGGACACGCAGCGCGCCGCCGTCGTCTCGCTCGCAGGCGACGACCCGGCCGCGCGACTGCGCACGATCGACGCGCTTCGCCCCACGTGGGCAGCCCAGCAGGCGGCCAATGCGGCCGCCCCGAAGCCTCTCGCCGCGCCCGCGAGCACGACGGCCAGTGCCGCCGCGCCGCGCCCGGGAGAGCCGACGCAGACCGACCACAAGGCCGTCTACGCCGACCTGAAGAAGTCCAACCCGATGGCCGCCGCGGCGTACGCGCTTGCTCACCAGCGCGACATCTACGGCGGCGCCTAGACCCCTGCCCGCGCACCCCTCGCTCGGGCGCACAGGAGATAACCCATGATCAGCCGCGCCACTCTCCCCGCGGAGTTCTTCGACATCACGTCGAACATGCTCCTCGTCCAGCCCGAGCCGCAGTACCTGCACGCGCTCCTCCTCAAGATGGCCATGAGCGCGTCGCTCGACGCCGGCGGCCCGGTGAACCTGCCCGGCCGTCCGTCGATCGGCGAGTCCGGTGCGCCGTACGCGTCGGCCGAGTCGGGGCGCCTCGTGCTCTCCGATCCGATCTACGGCAGCGCCGTCAACTTCGTTGCGGAGCTCGGCAAGGGCCCCGGCCACACCGTGCGCATGAACCGCCCCGTGTTCGCGAACACGACGTACACCACGGCCGCGCGCGAGGTGCCCGCCGGCTCGACGATCTCGACCACGCCGGTCGACCTCTCCTCGGAGCAGGTGTCGATCACGCTCAAGCGGTTCGCGGGCCCCTACGACTCGACCAACAGCCGCGTCGCGCCGTTCGGGATCGACCGCTTCGACGCGTCGGTCGCCGTGCACTCGCTCGCGAAGGCCGTCGGCACGCAGCTCAAGCGCGACTTCGACCGCACGCTCGACCAGTTCGGCGTGGCGCTCTTCGACAACGTCGCGAGCGGCAACATCGTGCGCCCGTCGGGCATGACGGACGACAACTCCTCGGCGGTCGCGGGCGACTTCCCGATGGACTACGACGTGATCTCGCGCGTCGAGAAGACCCTCGACGAGGGCAACATCCCGCGCTTCCCGAACGGCAAGCGGGCGATGATCCTGCACCCGAACCAGTGCGCGCAGCTCGTGAACGATCCGCAGTTCGCGCGCTACGCCGAGTTCCACCGCGACGTGAACCCGCTGTTCAACGGCGCCTACTGGAAGTCGATCGGCGGCTTCGACATCTTCAAGTCGACGACGCTCTCGACGTCGACGAACAACAACAGCGTCACGATCTACAAGGGCCAGGCGTTCGGCCCCGGCATGGTCGGCGCGGGCCTCGGCGAGCTGCCGCACGTCATGCCGAGCACGTCGGACAACTACGGCGAGCAGGCCCTCGTGATCTGGCTGATGTACGCCGGGTTCGCGACGCTCGACAACCGCTTCGGCTGCTCGATCCGCACGAGCTAGGAGGCCAGCGTGTCCTTCAACTCGAAGATCAAGATCGCCGCGCACTCGGCGAGCGGCAACCTCGACGGGGTGGCCTCCGGGACTCTCACCGGGGGCTCCACCGTCCGCATGCGCGACGTGTCGCCTGGCACGCTCTCGGCGCTCGTCACGGTCGACTGCGAGACGAACACCATGACGGTGTCGGCGCAGTGGGAAGTCTCGAACGACGCCTCGACGTGGTACCTCTGCGCGCCCGTGAACAACGCGGCGACGGTCGTGCTCGCGACGGGCACGGGCGGCGCGGACGCGTCGGTCACGCGCGTGATCCCCGCGAACGACGCGGTGTACGGCTACCGCTACGCGCGGTGCAGCGTGCAGAACCTCGTCGCGCAGGGCAACACGTCCGACACCTACGCGATCTCGTACAACTACCGCATGCCCGACTTCACGGGTTGACGGAGGGCGGACCATGGCGCTGCTCACGTCCGAACTCCGGCGCATCCGGTACGAGCTCGGCTACAACGTCCTATCGGTCGGCGCGGAGCCGTACATCGGCTATCACGCGATCTTCGATCAGGTCGTGGCCGTCTACCTGAGCGCCGGGGCCAAGACGACGAGCAGCACCACGGTCGCCGCGTCGACGACGCCCGCGCTCGTGACGCTCACGCTGGCAAGCGCGAGCGGCATCGCCGCGGGTGACGTCGTCTACGTCGACGAGGACGCGCGCGGCGAACGCGCCACCGTCGCAGCCGTCTCCGGGTCCACGATCTCCGTGCTGCTCACGAAGGCGCACGGCGGCACGTACCCGGTGACGGTCGAGGGCGGCGAGGCCATCGTGCGCGACCTCCTCGGCAAGCTCTACGACGTGAACGAGAAGACCGCCGCGGCAAGCGCGACGGCTGGCATCAAGAAGGCCGACGAGGTCGAGTGGTTCGGCGGCGCGAGCAATTCGGGCGGGCAGCTCGAGGCGCTCCGCAAGCTCCGCGGCTACTGGCAAGATGAGCTCGCGTCCGCGCTCGGGGTGCAGAACCTCCGGCGCGTGCGCAGCGGTTCGGGCGGCGGCGCGGTGTCGCTCTACTGATGGCGACGCTTCGCGATTCCACCCTGCCGGCGCTCAACAGCGTGCGCGCGGTCGTGTCGGCCCTCGGCCTGCGCACGTCGCGAGTCGTCGTGCGCACGGTGACGTGGAGCGGCGGAAGCACGAAGCTCGGCACGCCCACGACGAGTGACCTCGTGATCTCGCCCGACCCGAAGGTCAGCGAGACCGACAGCGGCCAAGGGCTTCTCGTCCAGTACATCACGCCGGCGCATGCGGGCGGCGGCTACACCGTCGAGCAACTGCGCCCGGCCGACGTCACCGGCACCGAGACGTACTACGTCGTGACGGGCGACAACGGCACCTATCCGTACGCGCTGGTCGACATCGACTCGACGGCGCCGCTTCACTACACGCTGCGCCTGCGCAAGCTCGAACGGACGGATCCGACGTGACGACGCAAGCCTCCGCCGTCGGCGCGCTCGACCTTCCGATCGCGGCTGGGACGCTCGCCGACCCGCTCGCCGATCCCATCGTCGACGGTCTGCTCGCGTTCCTCGGCTACTGGCTCAAGAGCGAGCTCGACGCGAAGCTCGCCATCCAGTCGCCGACGAGCGCGGACGCGTGCCCGTCTGCGAACCGCTTCCCCTACGACCCGCGCGGCTACTGGGTCCGCAACCCGAAGCCGGCGCTCTACGTGTGGTGGAAGGGCCCGAGCGAGATCGCCGACCAGACGCTCGTCTATGCCAAGCGCGAGCGCGATCTCGGCGTCTGGTACGTGTTCGAGGAGCTCGTCGCGCCCGACGGCCTCACACCGCGCGCCGGCATCGCTGCGGCGGTCGACGCCGTGATCGCGAAGGCCTGCGACCGCGGCTATCACCCGTCGTTCAGCTACAACGGCGCTGGCGCCGGTACGCCGCTCGCGTACGCGCTCGCCGACAAGGGGCTCGTGGGTTTCGAGTACCGCGGCGGCACGGCCGGGTGGATGGTTCCTGTACCCGACACGTCTGCGCGCGCGGGCGGCGCCGGAACGGGCTACGTGCAGCGCGGGTTCCCGTGCGTCGAAGGCACGATCCGCGTGTGGGAACGCGTGCTCGGCCCACAGCCGACGGACGCCGACACGAACCGCGACGCCCTCTTCACCATGGCGCTCGACGACGGCGACGGGCGCGAGCCGGTCGACCTCCTCGGGCGCTACCTCGTCGGCCCCGACGGCGCCGACCCGGAGAACGAGTGATGGCCTACCCGCGCCTCGCCGCGACCATCCGCGACACCATCGCAGCGATCGCGGCCGACTTCGGCCCGCCGATCGCGCGCTACGCGATCCCGCTCGACTTCGCGCGGCTGTTCCGCTTCGTGCCCGGCTCCACGGCGACGGCGGATAGCCGCACCGTCATCGGCGCCACCGGCGGCACCGCGGGACGCTGGCTCCTCGTGCGCGTGAACGACCGCGGCGCTGACCTCGCCGACGCGAACGCGACCATCGGAGTCGGCGGCAACTTTTGGCGCGTGCTTCCCGCGGCGACGCTGACCGACGACCGCACGATCACCCTGTCGACGACCAACGCTGCCGCGGGTGACGTCATCGAGGTCACGCGGCTCGACGCGACAGGGAACACGCTCACGTTCATCAACGGCGGCGCCGGCGCTGGAACGTTGCTCGTGCTCACCGCGGCCGGCTCGGCGCGCTTCGCGTTCGACGGCACGAATTGGTCGCTCCGCTCCGCGTCGGCGACTCCGTAGCAAGGACTCCACATGCGCACGCTCAAGGTGCGGGGCCGCATCGGCCTCGACGTCTGGGATCCGTTCGCCGTCGGCGAGCGCCACCTCGGCAAGGATGCCGAGAACAACCCGATCGACGCGGTGGTGCCCGATCACCCCGACACGCGCAAAGCCATCAAGCGCGGCTCCCTCCTCGCCGCGGACGAAGCGACGGCGCGCCTCTGCGGCGTCGCGTGGACTAGCCCGGCCGAAGCGCCGGCCACGAAGAAGAAAGGCGTCTGACCATGGCTGGCTTCTCGCTCACTGGCTACGACCCCGGCGACCCGATTCCGGGCATCGTCCGCGAGATCAAGTTCGCGCAGGGTGACGGCTCCGGCGTCGCGCCCGAGCGGAAGGTCGTGCTGCTCGGCAACAAGACCTCGGCGGGTTCGGAGACGGCCGACACGCTCGGCGACGCCATCGCCTCGTCGTCGGACTGCATCGCGCGCTTCGGGCAGCGCAGCGAGATCGCGCTCCTGTACCGCATCTACAGCGCGATCGACCCCGACGCGACCATCCACGCCATCTGCTCGGCCGAGGGTTCGGGCTCCGCGTCGGTCGACTTCACCTTCGCGACCGATGCCACGGGGCCGAGCACGGTGAAGTTCACCGTCATCGGCGAGACGATCGAGATCGGCGTCGAGACCGGCGACACGGTCACGACCATCGCGACCAACGTCAAGAACAAGATCAACGCGCAGACGCATTGGCCCGTTTCGGCCTCGAACTCGTCGGGCGTCCTGACGCTCACGGCCGCGAACGCGGGCACGCGCCACCAGTGGCACATCGCGCAGGCGCGGTGCTCGTTCACCAAGAGCGTCGGCACGACGGTGACGAAGGGGAGCGTCTCGGCCGCGTCGACCGACGACGACCAGACGAACGCGATCGCCGAGCTGTCTGCGACCGAGATCTACTACCACGTCAGCCCCAAGGCCCTAACCTCGGGCGCGAGCGCAACGGACAACGGCCTCGGCGAGCACATGGCGATGATCACCGCGCAGGCGCTCCCCATCGCCGGCAAGGACCAGGTGCTCATCGCCGGGTGCGTCGGCACGCAGTCGCAGGCGACCGCGGTCGCGGAGTCGCTGAACAACGCCCTCGCGAAGGTCTACTGGAGCGAGAACTCCGACTGGACCCCGGGCATGATCGCCGCGCACATGGCGGCCGTCCTGCGCCGCGCGCAGGTCTCGCACCCCGCGAGCAACATCACGGACGCGGGCAAGGCGACCGACCTGCCGTGGCTCCTGCCGGCGCCGTACGCGAAGGCGGACTGGCCGACGCGCACCGAGATCAAGGCCGCGCTCAACTCGGGCGTCTCGCCGATCGGCGTGACCCCGGCGGGCCGCGCGTTCCTCGTGCGCGACGTCACCACGTACAGCTTCATCGGCACCAACGCGACGCGTGACTACCGCGCTCGCGAGGGCCACATCCCGTCGGCGATCCACTACTTCTGGTCCCAGGTCGCCGCGGCGTACCGCTCGCAGAAGCAGCCGTTCGTGGCCGACGAGCCGGCCGCCGGGCAGAAGCCGATCCCTGGCGTGCAGTACCCGAGCGCGCTCAGGGCGCTCATCGCGCAGAAGATCACCGACGCCTGCACCGCGAAGGAGTTCGCGAGCGGCCCCTACCTCGACCCGAGCGCGCTCGACGCGATGCTCGCCAGCATCGAGGTCGTATCGACCGCGGACGGCCTCTCCGCTCGCGCGCGCCCCCGCGCCGTGCGCCACAACCTCAAGGGGACCTTCCTGCTCGAAGAGAGCGGGCCGGCGTACTGACCTCCTCGCGCGAAGAGAACGCGGCTCGGGCGTGAGGCTCGGGCCGCCCTTCGCGCACCACGCTCACAACTGACCGCGACGGGCGCGCGCCCGGTCGCACGGGTGCGCCATGTCTCTCCAGTACTACGACAAGGGTTATGCGTACATCGACGGCCAGCTCCTCGGCGAGTCCAGCGGGGGGAGCATCGAGTACCAGGGCGAGCCGATCCCGGTGTCGACGCTGGTCAAGGACTTTGCCGGCGTGACGCCGGTCCCGAAGTCCGCGATGGTGTCGATCGACAGCTTCGTTCCGGCCAGGGGGCTCGAGGTCGACGTCATCAAGTCGTGGCTCGAAACGTCGGTCATCACCATCAAGCTCCAGTTCGGCGGCTCGGGCAAGTCGATGCAGGCCGACGGCTTCGTGCTGCCGCCGTCGATCTCGTTCTCCGCGACGGACTCGACGAAGCTCTCATTCCGGGTCCACTGCGAGGCCGTCGCCTTCACCTGACCCGCGATGACGTCGCCGGCTCTTCTCGGGCCGCCGCCCGACGTCTCGCCACCGCGGCTGTTCCGCCTGCTCGCCTCGCGCGCGCGGGCCGAGCAGCCGATCGCGTTCCGCTTCGCCGGCGTCGAGCACGCGCCCCTCGTGGTGCGCGCTCCGCTGGCGAGCGAGCTTGCTTCCGCGCTCGACGCTGCCCCCGCTGACGCGTTCGCCGCCGCGCTGGTCGCGGTGTCGCTCTACGCCGGTGGGCGCCGCGTGTTCGCGTCCACCATCGACGTGCTCGAACTTCCCGACGTCGAGCTCCCTGCGCTGACGCATGACGTCGTGTCCGCGCTCGCGCGTGTCGCGCCGTTCTACGGTCGCTGCGACGAGGAGGCATGGCACCGTGCGCTTGTCGCCGGGGCGCGCCACCGCAGCAACGCGACGGCATTCCGCGCGCTCGCCGGAAGCGTCGACCTCGTGCTCGGGGCGAAGCGGCCCATCTTCATCGAGCGGCCTGATCGCTACTTCGGCGTCCCGCTCGCAGACCTTACCGACGGCCAGTGGATGGCGTTCCGCGCGGCCTTGAACGACAGGCACGAATGACCGACGAACTGTCCCCCATCGCCGCGGCCATCAAGGCGCGCCCGCGCGTCGCGCACGCGTTCGAGGTGCAGGGCTACCTGTCGCTTGGGTCGGAGGTGCGCCGCGTGCGTATCCGCGTGCCGACGAAGCGCGAGCAGGACCTCGCGGTGGCCGGCGCGCACGAGTACGTGTCCAAGCTCGGCGACAAGGCGGCGACCGACCCCGACGTGCTGCTCGACGCCAAGAACGCGTTCATCGTCGCGACCGCCGTGCGCGACGACGCGCAGCCCGACAAGCTGCCCGCATTCCCGTCGGGCGGCTGGGTCGTCGAGAACATGACCGCCGAGCAGATCGGCGCGCTCGTGAACCTCATCAACGAGGTCCGCAAGCACGAGAACCCCGGCGGCTGGATCATCGACGATGCGACCGTCGAGGCCATCGCGTCGGTCTGCGCTGCGACGGCGGAAAGCGACTTCCCCGAGAAGGCTCTCGCCGACAAGTCGCGCGAGTTCCTCTCGACGGTCGTCGTGCTGCTCGCGATCAAGCTCGCCGCCGCGCGCGCTTTGCTGGACGAGCCTGCCACGGAGCCGGCGCCGCACGAGGGCGAGGGCTCGTGATCCGCGTCACGGTCGACATCCGGCAGGAGGAGAAGCTCGCCGAGGCCGGCTCGCAGGCCATGCACATGGCCCCGCTCGACATGGAGTACCGCTTGAACCAAGCGGCTGCCGAGGAGCGTGCGACGCACCTCTACCAGAACCAGACCGGGCACCTCGAAAACTCGACCAAGGCGGGCACGATCTCCGAGACGGCCGACGAGACGGTCATCGACCTCGAGATGGGCGAGCCCTACGCGAGCTTCGTGCACGACCTCGGGTATTCGCGGTTCGTTGAACTCGGCAACGTGGCGGTCGCGCGCATCTACGAGGACATCGAGGCCGCCGAACGCGCGCTCGAAAGGCTCTAGCCCATGGCCGAGATCCGGTATCGCTTCGTCGCGACGGGCTACGAGAGCGTTCGCAACGCCTTCAAGTCGATCGACCAGGCCGCGCGCGAGTCTAAGAAGGCCGTCGACGCGACGATGGGCGCCATTGGCCGCACTACTGGCCGCGTGGGCGGAGCGGCTGGCGGCGGGGGTGGCGGTGGCGCTGGTGGTGGCCCGACGTGGCGCGAGAACCAGCTCACGAAGCTCGCGCGCCAGGTCGAGCGCGACCAGCTACGCGCCGCGAAGCGCGAGGAGCAGCTCGCCGCGCGCACGGGCGCCAAGGTCATCCGCGAGGCGGAGAAGCAGGCCAGCGCGAAACAGCGCGCCGCGGAGAAGGCGGAGCGCGCCGCGGCGAAGGCCGTCGAACGGGAGAACGCCGCGCGCGAGCGCGTGCGCAACCGTGAGGCGCGAAACCACGAGCGCCACATGGAGCGCATGAACCGCACGCAGGAGCGGGCGATCAAGCGCGGGCAAGAGATCGTCGAGCAGGGGCAGGAGCGCCGGCTCGCGCACATCGGCCGGCAGGTGTCGGGCGCGGTCATCACGGGCGGCGCCGCCGCCATCGGCACGGGCGCGGCCCTCGTCGGCGCGGCTGCGCGCGACGACATCCGCCTCCGCGACGCGAGCCGCCGCATCGCCATCAACGCGCGCGGCGCCGGCGAGGCGATGACGAACCCCGACGAGCTCGCGCGGCAGTTCCACGCCATCGCGACAGCGACACCCGGCATCAAGAGCGCGGACGTTGCCGAGGCCGTGTCGAGCTACGTCGCCAAGACGGGCGACCTCGCGACGGCGCGCACGAACGCCGCGACGTGGGCGACGACGGCCAGCGCGACGGGCGCGAGCATCGCGGACGTGTCGAAGGTCGCCGCCGACATGGCGGAGAAGTTCGGCATCAAGAGCGCCGACGAGATGCAGAAGGCGATGGCGACGCTCACGTTCCAGGGCAAGACCGGAGCGTTCGAGTTCGCCAACGCCGCGAGCGAGTTCCCCGAGATGGCCGCGGCCGCGTCGCGGTTCGGCCTCGGCAAGGGTGCCGGCGCGGTCGCTACGCTCGGCGGACTCGCCCAGATCGCGCGCACCGCGAACGGCTCCGCGGCGGAGACGAGCACGAGCCTCGGGCAGATGTTCAACCAGCTCACCGCGAAGGCCGACAAGATCGGCGCCGCGGGCGTCGACGTGTTCGACAAGGAAGGCAACGGCCGCGACATCACCAAGATCCTGCCCGAGCTCATCGGCGCGAAGGGCACAGACCTCGCCGCCATGAAGGGCTTCATGCTCGAGATGCTCGACGTGCGCGGCGTCAAGGCCGTGTCGCCGCTGATGGACACCTACGCGCAGGCCGTGAGCGGCACGAAGGGCACCGAGGCCGAGAAGGTCGCCGCCGGCATGGCCGCCGTGTCGGCGCAGCTCGACCGTGCGATCAACGCCGCGGGCAAGTGGTCTGACGTGGTCGACGACGCCGCCGAAGCGCAGAAGGCTGTCGGGGCCGGCATGTCGGCGTCGTGGGAGAAGCTCACCGCCGCCGTGGGCGATCAGGTCACGCCGCAGCTCCTCAAGCTGTTCGGCTCCGTCGGCAACGTCGACGGCGCGATCGAGGCGCTCGCGGGCGCTGCCGGCGTTGCTGCCGAGGCGCTCGTGTGGCTCGCCGACAAGCTGGGTTGGACGAAGCCACGGACCGACCAACAGCGGCGAGACGAAGCACAGAAGGAGTACGACAAGATCGCCGCAAAGGGCCTCGACACGACGGCCGACGACATCAAGCGCATGGGCGAGCTGTCGGCGACGCTTGCGGCGCTCGACGAGAAGGCCAACCCGTCGGCCGAGGCCGGCCAGCGGTCGAACCTCTCGCGCCTGTCCTACGCGACGCCTGACGACTTCGCGAAGGCCTACCTGGGCGCGTCCGGCTTCGACGGCGGAGGCAACCTCGCTGCGGCGGACATGTCGGACGCAGCGAAGGTCGCCGCGCAGATCCGCGAGGACCCAAACTACTTCACGACGGGCCGCATCGGCGAGACGCCCGAGCAGGCGGCGATCCGCGAGAACTACCAGGCTCAAGTAACGGCCGAGAGGGCCGGCGTGCCGGGGTCTGCCCCCACGATCAACGCCGACGAGGCGAACAAGAGCCTCGCGGCCGTGAGCGGCGCCGCTGCGGCGGCTGCAGAGGCGCTCTCCAAGCTCAAGCTGCCCGGCTCGGGCGCTTCGATCATCGCGGACGGGTGACCCATGCCGCTCAGCGTCGACGCCATCAAGAAGCTGCCGCTGCTCACGTGGCGCGGCCTCAACGCGCCCTGTGAGACGGCCCCGTTCGACGGCGCGCACGAGCAGGCGCCGCGCGCGTATCCGTACGTGAACGGCGAGGGCCACGACTGGACCGGCCGCAGGAGCTACGTGGCGCACGCGCGCCTGCACTTCGTCGAATCCGTCGAGGAAGGCGCGTTCACGTCCCTCTGGCCTCGCTGGCGTGCGGCACTTGAGGACGGCACCGCGGCGTCACTCACGCACCCCGTGCTCGGCACGTTCAACGCCCGCGTGATGACGTGGAGCGGCGACCTGAACGCGCACAACCGCGGCGGCATCGTCGTCGACGTCGTGTGGTGCGAGTCGCTCATCGACCCGACGCGGCAAGACGAGTTTCAGGTCGAGCCGTTCGCGCTCGACGTGCTCGCCGCCGCCGCCGAGGCCGCCGCCAGCGAGTACGGCATCACGTGGCCGACGGGCCGCCGCGAGACGTCGCTCCTCGATGCCATCAAGCAGATCCAGGGGTCGCTGTTCTCCGCATCGCTCACGCTCTCCGGCTACGTGTCCCAGGTGATGGGCGTCGTCGGCGACATGGTCGATGCGGTCGACGCCGTCACCGACCCGACGTCGTGGCCCGCGTACGACAACCTCGTGCACGTCTGGTCGCAGCTCGGCGCCATCAAGCGCAAGGCGGAATCCCGCTTCGGCGGCCGCTCGACGCGGATGCGCAAGGTCGCGGTGGCCTCGACGCTCGACGCGCTCTCCCGCGAGACGGGCACGAGCGTGGCCGACCTCATCGCGCTCAACCCCGCCGCGGCCGCGGGCCCGCTCGTGCCCGCGGGCACGACGATCGTCTACTACGGCTGACGCGCGATGGGCGACCACAACCGCGCGCGCATCGAGATGCACTTCGCCGACGGCGAGGTCATTTCGCAGTGGGAGTCGCTGGAGCTTCACGACGACTTCACCGACCCGCTCGGGCGCATGGCGTTCACTGCCCGCCCGCGGCGCGATGACGTCGCGTCGTACCGGGAGCGCCTCGCGAAGGGCGAGCTCGTGACGGTGCTCGTCAACGGCGCGCTTCAAGGGGCCCAGGTCATCCAGTCGCGCCGCATGAAGGTCGACAAGGCCGGCGTGACGTTCGCGGTCGAGTGCCACACGCCGCTGGTGACGCCCTACCAAGCGCACGTTGCCCCGTCGCTCAGCTTCAAGTCGAAGAACGACGCGCCCGTGTCGGACGTGGTGCTTCGCGCCCTCTCGCCCTTCGGCTTCTCGGAGATCCTCACGGACGCCGCCGCGAGCCGCAACGCGCGCAGCGGTAAGCCCATCGGCACGCGCACGCCGATGCCCGACGTCGCGGCGCTCAAGCTGAACGAGGCTGCGGCACAGGACGGCGAGAAGGCGTATTCGTTCTGCGCGCGCATCTTCAACCGCATGGGCGTCGCGCTGCGGTGCGACCCGTCGGGGCGGCTGCTCCTGCAGGCCCCGGACTACGACCAGGATCCGGCCTACACCGTGTCGCAGACGTTCGGCGGTACGGGCCCCGGCGATCGGTTCCTCGACGGCCTCGACATCGAGGACACGAACGACGACCAGTTCTCGTCGTGCACCGTCTCGGGCCTCGCTCCCGACAAGCGCGGCAAGACGCGCACGAGCAAGCCGCAAGTCGAGGTCGTGCAGTCGCTCGACCGCGCCGGACTGCGCGCGCCGTACGCGTCGACCGTCGCGCCGTACAAGCCGCTCATCATCAAGGACAAGTCGGCCCGCGACGCGAAGCGGTGCGAGAACGTGGCGACCCTGGCGATGGGGCTGCGCGCGTCGAAGTCCTACAGCATCACCGGCGAGGTCGACGGCTTCGTGTCGTCGACCGGGCGCGTCTGGACGATCGACACGCTCGCGCGCGTGGTCGTCGAGGCCGATGCCGTCGACGAGACGATGTACCTCGTCGCTCGCACCTTGATGCAGAGCCGTGACGGCGGGCAGCGCACGCGCCTGCGCTTCATTCCGCGTGGCTCGCTCGTGCTCGGCGAACTGCCGTCGGGAGGCTGACCCATGATCCTCGGCAACTGGACGACCTTTCGCGCCGTGTTCGCCGACGGCGGCGCGCCTGTCGACATCACGGGCGTGCTCGAGTGGGAACCGGCGCTCATGCGCGCGCTCAGCTTCGATGGCGGCATCACGGGCACGCCGACGCCGATCACGGCGTTCCCGTTCACCGTCACCGTGGACGGCGGCGCTGCCGGCGCGATGGCGTACGACGCGTATCTCTCGCAGCGCACCGACGACGTGGCTGCGCAGTATCTCCGCCTCACGACCGCCGCTGGCAAGTCGGGCTCGTGGACGATCCGGCTCACGGCAGAAGGCGCAAGCGAACTCGGACTCGCGAGCGTGACCGACGCCGTCACGATCGACCAACTGCGCGTAGCCTTGAAGCACGTCACGCTGTACGTGCGCCGCCAGTCGGACGGCTCGATCCAGCTCTTGCACCTCCTCGACGCGACGCTCGGGGGGCTCTCCTGATGGTGCGCTTCGCCGACCACCTGACGAGCGTCGCCGACGTACTGCTCTCGACGACCGACGACGGCGAGATCCGGGTCAACCTCGGCGACACGACCACCGGCGAAGGCCTCGACTCTGAAGTGCCCGTATGGGGCGTCGACGGCTTCGTGAGCGTGCCGAACGAGCCCGACGACGACGGGGCCGCGCAAGCGTTCTTCATCGTCGATGGCCATGAACGCCGCGTCGTCGCGACCCGCGACAACCGATGGGCGGCGAAGGCGGGCACGGCCCCGGCGCCCGGCGATCGGTTCATCGTGTCCAACTGCGCCGCGCGCGTGCTCCTCAAGCGCGCCAAGAGCTCGGTGACGCTCTACACCGAGAACGAGCAGGACTCGAACACGTCGCAGCTCATCGACCTCAACGGCGCCGACGGCACGACCACGCTCATCTGCGGCGGCGCGCTGGTGCAGATGTCGAAGGACCGCATCGTGCTCGGCGTGTCGGGCGGCGGGATGCTCGTCATCGACGCGAACGGCGTGCAGATCCTAGGGCCGTACTGCGGCCTCAACACGGGCGGCGGGAACATCGGCGTGGACCACCTCGGCAACGCGCCGCCGCCGACTTCCGCCGTCATCGGCGGCACGAGCGGGCAGACGGGCATCGCGTCGCCGTCGTGGACCGTGATCACGACGCCGTGAGCGCCTGCAACTTCCCGCCGTTCGACTTGCCGGCGTTTCCGCCGAGCATCCCGTTCCCGGCAGTACCCGCGCTCCCGTCGCTGTCGCTGAGCTTCGACCTCGGGATCGACCTCGCACTGCCGACGTTCAGCCTACCGAGCTTTCCGCCTGCCCTGCCGGTGCCGACGCTGCCGGCGTTGCCAACGCTCGCGCTCGACTTCGACCTAGGGATCGACCTCGCGCTCCCGAGCTTCGATCTCCCGTCGTTCCCGCCGTCGATCCCGGTGCCGCCGCTGCCGGCGCTGCCAACGCTCGACGTGCCGCCGACGTTCTGCCCTCTCGACTGACGAGGTAGCCCATGGGGTTCGGTACTGGACCGTTCGGCGCAGGGCCGTTCGGGCACCCGCTCATCGCGACGACCGACGAGGTGCGTTCGTCGCTCTCCTCGTCGCGCTCGATCGACGGCGTTGCGAAGGCCTACGTCGTGAACGACGAGGGCGGGTTCGCTGCGATGGACGACGTCGCGCAGCGCGTGCTGCTCCTCCTCGCGTTCGGCATGGGCGAGGAACCCAAGCTCATCGACGCGACATACGCCGAGACGATGCGCGCGCGCATCACGGCGGCGCTCGCCCCGCTCGTGCGTGAGCGCGCGATCGAGATCACCGCGATCGACATCGGCGACGACGGGCGCAGCACCACGCACAAGCGCGTCGCGTTCCGCAACCTCTTGACCGACACCATTCAGACCGTGGAGCCCACGTAATGGCCCTCCCTGCCGTCGGCGACGCTGCCTATCCGACTCCTGCCGAAGTGCGGGACGCCATCCTGCGGACCATCGCGTTCGCGTGCGCGCGCCGCGGCGTCACCGCGAACGTGCTACCCGGCTCGGACCACTACATCCGCGCCGACGCCATCGCCAAGCGCGTGTCCGTAGCGATGGCGAACAACAAGATCGCCCTGGCGAACCTCTCGCCGCTCACCGCGACGGGCAAGGATCTCCGCGACCTCTGCGCCGTGTTCGGCGTGCCCGAGCGCCCCGCGTCGAGCGCGTCGGGTTCGGTCACGATCAAGTGCTCCGGCTCGATCACCATCCCGGCCGACTTCGTGGCCACGGCACCGAGCGGGCTCAAGTACAAGACCACCGGCGCGAACATCGCGATCGCGACGGGCGCGAAGGTCGAGCTCGTCGCGGTGTCGACCGGCAAGGCGACGAACGTCGACCCGAGCACCGTTCTGACCTGGGACTCGGCGGCCATCGGTTCGCTCGTCTCGACGTGCACCGTCGACGCCGACGGCTTCACGGGCGGGTTCGACGCCGACGCCGACGAGCAGCTTCGCGCGCGCCTCATCGACACGCTGTCGAACCCCGCCGGCGGCGGCAACGTCGCGCAAATCCGCCAGTGGGCCGAGGACGCGTCGAGCGCCGTCGAGCGCGCGTTCTGCTACGCCGGCGTCCGCGGCGCGGGCACCTACGACGTGGCGCTCGTCGCGGCTGGCGGCGACCGCACCGTTCCAGGCGCGACCGTCACGGCGATCGATGCCGTGCTCGCGGCGAAGCATCCGGGGCACGCGGACGTCAACACCACGACGATCTCGCCCGAGCGGGTCGACGTGATCCTGTCGGCCACGATGCCGACGCCCGCCTCCACGGGCGGCGCTGGCAACGGTTGGCGCGACACCGTGCCGTGGCCATCTGGTGCCGTCTCGCTCGGCTCGGACGATGGCAAGGTGACCGCCTACTCGGCGCCCACTGCGACGGTGCGCACGACGACCGCTCCCGTCGCCGGCCAGCGCATCGGCGTCTGGTACGCGGGCACCGATGAGGGCCAGTTCTACGAGTACACGATCGCGACGGTCGGCGGCGTCTCGGGCGCGTGGACGATCACCGTGGTCGGCGGCTTCATCGTCTCGCCGCTCAACTGTTACGTGAGCGCCGGCGCGACGCGACTTGCGGACTACGGCGCCGCGTTCCTCGCGCTCGTGCGCACGCTCGGCCCCGGCGAGAAGACCGCGAACCAGGACATCCTGCCTCGCGGCCGTCGCCAGCCGACGCCCGAAACGACGGCGCCGAGCGACCTCACGACGTCGCTGCTCGGCGCGATGACCACGGCCTACCCCGAGATCACCGACCTCACCTATGCGGCGCGCGTCGCGACCGGGACGACGACGGCGCTCACGTCGCCGAGCGTGCCGGCCACCACGGCGGACCCGCCGAAGATCCTCGTCCTCAAGCACTTCTGCATCAGGAAGGCCTAGCCCATGCCGACCCCTCGCACGATCGACACCTACGGCGGCACGTTCGTCGACGCGCTTCCCGTCGAGGACGCGACCTCGGAGCAGAGCGCGGACTACGCCAACCGGCTGCACGAGGACGTCGCGCAACTCACGCGCTCGGCGCTGAAGTGCATCGTGACCTTCCCCACGACGACCGATGCGGCGCCGGCCACGGTGTCGGCGGCGTCGGTCACGTGCCTCTCGCAGTACGGCACCGGCTCGTCGACCAAGCCCGTCGTCGCCAAGACGGCAACGGGCGTCTACACGCTGACGTTCGCCGCGACGTACGACGACGCGCTCAGCGAGACGGACCCGTTCACGATCACGACGGCGGCAGCCCACGTCGACGCCGCGATCCTCGGCTACGCGCAGGCGTCGCACTCGGGCGTGGTCGTCACCGTGAAGGTCTACGACCCGGCTTCGGCGTTCGCCGCGTCGGACCTCTCGGGCAGCAAGACGATCACCGTCGTGGTGGCGTAGCGTGAGCGCCCGTTCTGTTCTGCTCGCGTGCGCGACGTGCGGCGTCGAGTTCTCTCGGGCGCGCTCACGGGTCAGCAGCGGCAGAAACTACTGCTCGGCCGCATGCGGCGGCCGACAAGTCCGACGCAACAGGGACTTCCCCGAACCGCCGCCGGTCGACGGAGCCAGGTGGATCCAGCTAGGCGGCGGCGCGTTCGCGCTCGTCGACGAAGCCGACTATCCGCGGTTATCTCAGTACACGTGGCGGCCGATGCGTGGGAAGTCTACGACGTATGCGTGCCGCTCTGTTCGCAATAGGCGCGCCGGCACATCGTCCACGATCCTGATGCATCGCGAAATCGCCGGCACGGATGCCGCCGAGGTCGACCACATCAACCAGAACGGCCTCGACAACCGTAGGTCGAACATTCGGCTTGGGAAGTACGTCAACTGCGCCAACACTCGATCGCGAGTCGGTAGCGCTTCCGTGTACAAGGGCGCCCATCGACACGGCGACAGGTGGGAGTCGTCTATCCGAGCCAACGGGAGGCTTGAGAGGCTCGGCGCGTTTGCCTCCGATGAGGAAGCAGCCATGGCCTATGACGCGGCGGCGCGTCGCCTGCTTGGCGACGATGCCAGATACAACTTCCCCGTTGGCAACGAACGGCCGGCGGTGCGGACGTGAGCCGGTTCGGTAGGAATTGCTACCCGCGCCGATTCGGCGGCGGGGCGCGCGCGTACGAGGTCGAGCACATGGCGCTGCTCGACGCGCTCGCGCCAGGCTGGGATGCCAGCGACGACGGCGAGCACGCCGCGGAGACGCTCGGCCACGCGCTCGCCGTCTCGTTCATCTGGGCGCTGAACCGGCGCCTGACGAATCAGGGCGTCCCGGCGCGGATGCTCGAGTGGCTCACGACCTGGGAGCAGGCGTGTGGCCTTCGCCCGCTCACGACCGACACCGTCGCGGCTCGTCGTCGCGCGGTCGCGGCCAAGCTCCGCGGCCTCGCTGGCAACACGCTCGGCGACCTGTGGAGCGCGTGCGAGACGCTCGCGGGCTCGAACTTCGTGAGCATCACGCCCGTGCCGAACGCGGGCGTCGTGACCTACTGGCCCGGCGTGAACCCCGG